CCGATGTTGCCAGCATACGCAGCTTCTTCTATGCTGAGTTCATCACTCTTGGCCTGATCACGGGCCTGGATCAATTGTCGGATCAGTCCACGATTGCGCAGTAGTTTGAACACTAGATTTTCTGCAGAAAATTCCCCGGCACGGTCCAGACCGGCTTTTCTCATGCGTTTGATTTTGTCCAGCAGCAGAGACAATTGCTCATATTGGGAATTTTCCACAGCCTGCTCTATGGCATGACCTAACTTTTTATATTTTGCCTGCACTGTGTTGTCGTCTATGGGCACTCGCTGCCTGCGCGGCATTTTCTGCCATTGGTCACGTGTGAGAGAATAAACACCAGCACTGTGATGCTGATCGGCTGCGCCTTGCACATACAATTCCACGTCTGAATCTTTTATTTTTATATTATAGCGATCGTTGTACAGGCTTTTTTTGGCGTCAAACAATTCGCGATACACTTCATCGTTGTCCAATCGCTTCATGTCAATGATCAGGTGCAGATCAATGTCGGAATAGGGTGTGTAGGTATAACCTGCGTTGCTGCCACTGACAGTGATGTCATCTATCTGTGCGGAATTCAATCCAAGATATTCTCTAAAATCGTCGGCTATGCGCAGCAAGGCCTGGCGTACCTCGGGTTTTATTTGATCCCCGTCAAACAATTGGGGATTGAGATCTTGATGCAACTGCACAGCATCCTTGAGATTGTACTGTTCTAATTCCGTGATATCCATGATTTAATATTTAGCAGTTTTTTGACTAGGCACGGGCCAAAAAAATAGCGCAGAATTATCTGCGCTATTTCCAACCCGGGGGGTTGCCAGCAATATTAGGCAGCAGCGGCCTGTGGTTCCTGCGCTGGTGGAGGGGCTGTCTGCGGCTGTCCAGCACGTTTGTTCTGTTCCACGATGGCTGACATTTCTTGATAGATGCGATCTTGGCTCATGAAATCAAACACAAATGTTCCGGTATGGCGCAGTAACACACGCTTGTCTACCCACACTTCACCACCTAGATCACGCCAGTTTTCGCAGAAAGTCCAGTCCTCTGAATAGTAGCGATTTTCACGCACGGCTGTGTCAAAATATGTTTTCATGTATTGATTTAATTCTGCAGGCAGTCCAATGTCATTGTTGAATGGCTTCACAGCAGGATGGCTGTTCATCTTTTCAAACACGTGGCGCTTGACCAACAAAAATCCTGTGCCAGTTTTTGACACTTCCTGCAGGCCATCCGGTGCTTCTTTGGCTCCGGGGAATCCATTGACCACCCATTTTACCGGCAGTGTTTTCATGGGATACAGGCCACCTATGACATCTTTGTCGTGATTCAACATGGCCAGGATATGCCAGGGCTCAAAACCAATGTCGGCATCAATAAACATCAGGTGTGTGGAGTCGGGGGTGTTTAAAAATTTAGCTACCAGGGTGTTGCGAGCACGTGAGATCAATGACTCGTTGGTCATGGTTTCAATGGTCCAATCCAGGCCCAACTGGCGTGCGGTATTGGCCCATTTGATATAACTCATGAAGTTTTGTTCAAACAATTGACCACCATAGCAGGGCATACAAAAATGGATTTTTTGTTTGCGGCAGTAGTCGATGTTGACCTGGATCTGTCCTTGATTCGACGGTGGTGCTGCTGGTGCGGGTGCTGCATTGGCAGCTTCTGTAAGTGCTGCGGCTAGGGCTGCTTTTTTGCTGGGTTTTTTTGCCATGTTGGTCCTCAAAGTAAAGTTGTGCTATTACTTAAGAACTCTACAGCAGTGGCGAAAATTTATTCGGTGGCTTTGGCGCGGTCGATCACGGCCTGATGATAACCATCAGCCCAGTCTCGATATTCAGCAGAGTCTGGCTGATAAGGATTGATCATTACCTGATTGTTTTGATAGCATTTGTATCCTCGGAGATAGCAACGGCTGTCCCTGGGACCTAGATCCAATTTGCTCATGGGCTTGCTGGCAATATTTTCAGCAAAATTGATCTGATCTTCTAGATCTTTGATATCCCAACCCGTGCGCTGTATGCTCTGCACCAGAGCTGTTTCTATATCGTACACACGGCTCTGCAGTAAATCCACAGCATCAATGGCTTCTTCAATGGCTGCCATTACATCAGCGATGCGATCCTGTTGATTTTCCATGGTTTCTGGAGCTAAGGTACGCAGTTGCATTTCAAAATCATGCAGTTTGTACAAGGCGTCCTTGCTGATTTTTTTCACTGAAGGCAGCAGCCGTTCCATGTATTTCTGTGCCTGTGATAAAGATTCTGCTGTCTCTGTCTCCACGGCCTCTTGGGTAACAATCTGCTCTAATAATCCAACGAATCGGTTTTTTTGTTCAGTGGTGGCAGAGCCGAGATTATCGCGTATCTGTTGCACTAGATCGTTGATTTTATTGGAGTCCATAGGATTATTTATTGTTCGCGCCCATGGCTGCAGCCACGGTTTCAAAGTAATCACGTCCTGCTACTCGGAGATTGGGATCCACTCCAGTGGCACGGAAAAATCCTTCGCGATCGCCGGCAGCGACCATGGCACGCACATCGGTACTGCGCAGATTGGGATCACCCGCAATGCCTTCGGCATCCTGTGCTTCAGGTGTGCCACCGTCGGTGAATGAATCAAAATTGTACACAGCACGCAAGGGTTGGCCTTTGCTGTTGACTTCACGGCCGTTTGTGGCCATGGGAAAACGCATGGCTTCTTCTCCGGCACCGTACATGACAACAGCATTTTTGTAGCCTTTTTTATTCAAATATTCGGCGGCAAAATCACTCATGGGTATGGCAGGATCCATGACAAAATGATCACGATCCTGGGGCAATATTGCTCGCCACCAGGCCAATTTTTCAGAACCTGTCAAAGGATTTTTTTCAGGATCACTATCGCGAGGACTAATAAACAGATACCAGTCAGCATTCAATTCACCGGCCTTTCTTTTTAGGGCATTGATCAGTCGTTGGTGCCCGGCATTGGGAGGATTAAATCTACCAAATGCATAGACCACAGTGTCTTTGTTGCCACGTGTGTTTTCAAACAATTCAAATAATAACATTATCTAGGTTGCCAATCGCTGCGTTTGATATATTTAACAAATTGTCCAGGAATGGCATATTGGTAACCACCAGGATCGGGCTGTGCAAATCCTTCGGGATTGTCCTGGCGTATGATGCTGTGTTGCTGTATGCCTGTGAGCCACTGATCCAGCACTGAATCTTTAATTTTCTGCAGTTGTTCCACAGCACCCAGCGTGGCTGTGAGTCCTGCCTGATCGTTCAGCATGATGTCGGCTTGTTTGGCACTGAGATTTTTTTCGGCCCAGGCAGGAAATGCCCGAGTTAAATCGGCGAATTTTGTTGCTCGCTGATCACCCATGAACTTGTAAATCACTGAACCAGGACTTTTAAGGCCCGGCTTGGGTGACAGATAATCGTCCAACACCGTGCGATTTTTCAATATGCTCTGCTCTAGTGTGGCCAGTGCCCGATCCATTTCGGGATCTAGCACAGGCACAGTTTCCACATACAGCGGACCCTGTACCACCAGTGCTGGTGTATGATTCATGGCGTCAATCTGATCTGTGCTGAGTCGTTGTTCTTGGGTGCTGCCCAGTTCGGGGTAGTAGCCGGTGATGGCCACACCAGCAGTGGCATTTTCTATGCGCTCGCCTAGCCTGCTGTCTTGGCGCACATAGAATCTCGTGACATTGGGTTGGAATGTATATTCACCTCGGGCGGCAATGGCAGGCTTCTCGGGATAGAACAACAATCCACCTTCCACGAAACCACGGAAATCGTCGGGAGTGGCACGCTCAAATACCGAATACAACTGGCTCATGCCTTGTGCATATTGATTGCGTTGTGCTTGTTGTTCTGGGGTGTCCGCACGACCTGTGCCGGCAATAAACTTTTTTACTGCTGACGCACTGGACATTTTGGTACTGATGCCATCGGCGGTTTTATCTTTGCCACGCTGCTGATACATCCAGGCATTTTTGGGAAAGAAATAAAACTGTCCCTCATCGTCCCTGCCCCAGAAAAACACCGGAGATCCATCCCATTTCACTTCCACCTGCTGATATTCTGTGGGCAGTCTGCGCAGTCGTTCTATGGCATGCAAGGCACCTTGGCTGCCATTGGTATAAACAAGGTCTTCCAAGTGTTGATATTTGCGACCTATGTCTGGCATGGCCGCTTCTACAAGGAACTGGCGGCTCAGCATGATCAGTAACTTATGGTAATCTTGTTGATCACACCGCTGGAGAAATCTTTCACTCGACAGCGTAGCCAAGTAAAGTTGCCTAGTAGATTCAGCGCTGACACACCTGTATAAGCAGGTATGGGAATGTTGCCACCGGCGATTTCTCTGATTTCAATGATGTCATTGGCCTGTGGCGTCCAGTCAAACACCAAGGTGTTGACATAGGTATTGGTGTTGCTGTTGCCAGAACTGGTCAAGATATAACTGCCCAGATTGGGAAATAATAAATTGGCCACACCACCTTGCCAGGCTGTGTTGCTGTTGGCCACTGCACCAAAATCCAAGGTCATGCGATTGGGATCACCGTTGCTGTCCACAGTGATGTTGCGCACCACTGCACCTTGAGCGATGTAGATATTGCTGTTGTATGCGGAACTGTTGCCACCCGTGATGTTCACATTCACGTTGCTGTTCAGCGGAGGCAGTTGTTCAAAGTCAAGCCTGGGATCAACAAATCTAAATATCAAATTAGCGCCGGTCACAGGACTTTCATCCGCCAGCACAGCAAAACAATGCAGGGGCGAAGTGTTGGCGTTGCTGCCTGTGCGAGGCAAAGGAATTTGCAGTATGCCATTCACAGATACCAGTACACTTTCACTGGTATAAGTGGCTGAATCATTGTTCAACACAAAGGTGTTGCTGAGTCCGTTGGCCACTATGGTCTGGCTGGAAAAGTTGCTGGTAGCGATGGGCTCGTAGAATTCTCTCACTGCCACTGTGGCATTGGCCGGCAGTGCATCATTGAACACCAGGGTGCTGCCCACCGTGGTGTATGCTCCGCCTATGGCATTGGAACCTGGAACTTGTATGATACCGTTCACGCTGACCACCAGTTGATCAGCCGGATACTGTCCGTTGAGTACAAATGATTTTGTGGTTCCCACGCTGTTGCTGTACACGGGCCAGGTCAGTGTGCCTGAGCTGTTGGGACCTGCGTACCAGTTGCCGGGTGCTGTGGCATACTGTACCACCACATTGGCAGCATCGGGTATGCCCACGATTATGGGTGTGCCATCAAAACTGTTGTTGTTGGCATCTGAAGCATTGACCAAAATCTCTGTGCCTATCTGCAGTGCAGAGATAGTGGGACCATAGGTAAATCTCACTTCCGTGCCTGATTGATAAAACACGTTGCTGATGTTGCTGCCTGCTACTGCGGCATTGGTATAGCCGGAATTGAATATCTGCGACTCTACCATGAGCGCAGGCACATTAGCAGTTTTTTGTAAAAAGGTGTTCTGTCCAAGACCCGTTACTTCTGCGATCTTGAACCAAGGATAGTTGGTGGCCAAAGGATCCAACAAACTGCTGTCAGGGTCGGACTCCAAGGTGCCTTCAAATATGAGATTGCCCACAAAATTGGTACAGTAGTAGGCCACTGTTTGTAAGCCGCCCGGGCTACGATAATAACTGGCTGCTTTCACAGGATCGCCGGCCCAGTTGTTGGCAGTGTTGGCGTTGTAGTTGGGATAACCTGGATTGTAACTGGGGTTGTTGTTAGCGGCCGCAGTGGCATTCCAATAGTTACCGTAACTAACCGTTGGGATTAGTATCTGCCCCGATGTGCGCATGGTGTTACTCCTTGATTACTTCTACGATCACACCGCTGCCCACAAGCTCTTGCGCCACTGCTTCCAGGCTTGACGTTACATCAGCGCCGGCTATGGCATCAGATTCTGAGGCATCGTCCCTGGTCAGTTTGGACAGCTTGATTACAATGATTTCTTCGTATATTTTAGCCATACTACTATTTAGCGTGGCTCAATACGATATGTCTTTCTTAGCAGTCCAGGGAATGACATTTCAAACAGCATCTGTATATGCGGGTTGCTGGTATCAATGAACATATTGCTGGTCATCCAGCGGCGCCGCTGCCCCGTCATACGCTGTTGTAGACTAGGGCCCAGCCTGATTTCTTGTGAGTAATTTTCGCAGAATTTTATCAGTTTTTCCACCACGGGCTCTTCCAGCCAGCGTTCTCGAAAATAGTGCCTTAATGTGTGCTCGGGATCTTTGAGTTGGATCACGTCGGGTTCATGTGTGAGTTCAGCAGTGACCAGTTTCACGTGTTGTAGCTGTTGCCAGAACTTCTGTTCCTGCAGCCGGTGATAATCATTGGTGTAGATCTGCAGCCAGTTGTCGTACAATACCACTTTGTCCTGATCATTGGATTCCAACCAGTCCAGGCATTCGTGCAAGGCCAGCACGTCATCAGCAGAAAAACTCTTGCCGGGACGAGTACGATTACCACGCCAGGACCCACCATAATTTATGTTACGCTTGAGTATCTGATCTCTGAATTCTATGTTTTCATCCAGGGTGCTGTGATCCCTCACACGGCCCAGTCTGGGCGACCTCAGCACTGCTGCTTCAAAAAGATAAGCAGAGATACTGTAGCGATAGCGGTTGTAAAACAGTGAACCGCGGGGTTGGGATTTAGACTCTAATAAGTCCATTGGTATCCACAGATCCTATCAAGTTGCTGGTAATGTCAAAGGTCACAGAATCTCCAACATAATCGGCCATGATTTCACAGTTCATGAGATCATCAAACAGGATCTTGCGGCTAAGCGGCACACGAACTAGTTCATCGATTTTGCGGCTCAAGGGTCTAGCACCCATTTTGGCATCATAGCCTTTGTCTGCCAGGTGATCGATCAAGGCTTCCGAGAAGTTGATGCGAATGTTTTTGGGAGCCATGGCCTGTTGCAGTTGCTTGAGGAATTTCAGCACGATACGCTTGATGGCCAGGGTATCCAGTTTCTGGAATTTACATATGGCATCAATACGATTGCGTATCTCGGGTTTGAAATAGTCTTTGAGTGCGCGATCTTCTTCACCGGATTTGGCCAAGGCCACCCCAAAGCCAATGGCATTGTTGTCATTGTCTCTGGCACCCAGGTTGCTGGTCATGATGATGATGGTATTTTTACAAGACACTTTCTTGCCATTGCTGCCAGTCACAGTGCCTTCGTCCAGCATCTGTAGCAAGATGTTGGAAACATCGGGGTGCGCTTTTTCTATTTCGTCAAACAAGATCACTGAATAGGGACTCTTGCTGAGATCATTGATGAGTTTGCCACCACCTAAACTGTGATCTTCATAGCCCACATATCCCGGAGGCGCTCCAATTAGTGTTGAGAGATTGTGCTTCTCTTGGAATTCGCTCATGTCATAGCGCAACAGTTTCATATCCAGCGCGTCACTAAGTGCCTTGGCCAGTTCAGTTTTTCCTGTGCCTGTGGGTCCAAGGAACAGGAACGATGCCAAGGGCCTGGTATCAACATTGATGCCGGCAAAGGAAACAAATATGCGATCGATCACAGGGTCTATCACTTGATCTTGTCCAAACAGCCGATCTTTCACTGTGTCTGCCAAACGCTTGATCTTGTCTGTGGTCTTGCTGGCCAGTTTGTCTCGCGGTATGTCAGTGAACTTGGCGCAGGCAGTGATGATATCTTCACGCACCACCACAGCACCTTCGGCATCGTTCACACGATAACCAGCGCAGGCGGCATCCAACAGGTCAATGCTTTTGTCGGGATTTTTACGATCAGTGATATAACGATCGCTGAGTTCTACCGCGGCCTTCACAGCATCTCTGTCGATCTGCACTGAGTGGAATGTTTCCAGTCTGGGCTGCAGGCCTGTCAAGATATTTTCCGTGT